TAAATCTATTAAATTTGGAGATGGTTACGAGCAAAAATTTGAAGACGGTATCAATAACGACTTAATTAAAATTTCTCTAGCTTTTGATGGTCGAAATATGAAAGAAGCCACAGCTATACTACATTTTTTAGAGTCCAGATCAGGAACAGATTTCTTTTTCTTCACTCCACCTTCTCCTTACAACACAAGGAGAAAGTTTACATGTAGACAATTTTCTAGCAATATAGTCTCCCAAGGAGTGATAAACGTATCTGCTAGCTTTGATCAGGTTCCGTAAAAATGAATAGAAGC